CTCTTCTATGAGGAGGCAGGTATCAAGCTCGTGAGGCACATCGTGCGTCACTTACTCAAACTGGGTACCTACAATGTAGGCCAGTGTGTCCGTAATTGGAAGGAATTCACTTCGTTCCTCTACAACAGACTGGCGGGGCTAAGCCCCGTTCTCCCAGTTCCTAGTAATGAGAACCACTTCGTGGCACTCATTTCCTGGCCCAAGATCCAGAAGATCCTGAACCAGCAGGTGGATAAGCGTCTCTTAGAGTCGTTTGCTCACCTGTCATCTACACGCCAGCTTCCAGCCGGTGACGGTCGCTCTGAAGAAAAGGCCTTAAAGACCTTCTTCGAGACGATTGAAACCCCCTTCGCCATAGGCGATAAGGAGGCGTGTAGACTCCTCTCTCTCTCGGAGAGAGTAGGAGAGAAATGCATCTCACTGAGTGATCGCATTATTACGAAGCCACACATCTCAATGAGTTGTGCGGGATCGTATTACCAATCCGTCCTAGAGGGAGGGAGAGGTAAGGAAATCAGGGATTCCCTGATTGAGACCCTGACCGTTCGTCCAGAGGACAACGAGTCAATCGATACCCCCTTCGGACTGCTTTGCTGTCCGAAGGGCGAAGAGAGATGGAGGTATTGGTGTCGTGAGAAACCATACCACCACTATGAACATCTCGCCTTCGGCGAGGTCATAACAGAAGAGGTGTTTGCAGAGCAGCACCCCTACTGTCAAGGGTTTGACGAGGCCATTGGCCCCCAAATCCTTGTAACGGCCTACCTGTCGTACCTCCAGTGGAGGACCACAGGTGACCCCATACCGGTCCGTGTACTAACGGTACCCGAACCCGGTTATAAATCCAGAATCGTGACCACTGGTCCGTTCTGGCTTAACATCCTACAGCAGGGCTTAGCCCATTGCATGAAGGATATTCTAGGAGCGCACCCCTCAGTGAGGAGCTCACTCCAGAAAACTGATCAGGCATGGCAGAGCCTTTACCTGATGAGTAACAAGGTTTATCCAGAGGATTTCCTTGTATTATCCAGTGACCTCGCCGAGGCCACAGATAGAATCCCGAAGGTGGTAGCAAAGCTGCTCCTATCGGGATTTATCAGGGGTTGCGGACTCCGCAGTAACCTGATAGAGACATGCCTGGATCTCATTGAGATGCCGCGCATGTTTATCCACCCGACGCGCGTCTCTCTGAGACAGACCCGGGGGATCATGATGGGAGAACCCCTCAGTAAGGTAGTCCTCACCATCATTAACCTAGTAGTAGAAGAGTACGCTATGCGTTCCTACCTAGGTATCAGCCCGGAGGTGTCATTCTATGACAGTCCGCGCTGGAGAACGTATCACATAGGTGGTGATGACCACCTGGCCATTGGCCCGCTCGAGTATCTCGAGAAGATCACGTTCTATCATGTCCTCCTGGGATCAAAGATCTCGGAGGGCAAGCACGGTACCTCCCGCATCGCGGTAAGGTACTGTGAAAAGGTTATAGACGTTAGAAACATCTATAAGCCTTTCGACGTCCGGCGAATCAATGATTCGACCGAAGCGTACGAAGCCTGTCCCTTTGTGGACTCCATAAAGGTGAGGCTACTCAGCCCGACGAGCAAATCTTTTGACGTCGTGGCTGATAAGAATGTCGCCATCGGAAAGGGACTGTCCTTAGGACGGACCCTAAAATGGCTAAATTCTGACCATTTCCCCACAAAGTGGGTTAGAATGGTAAGGGACCGGTTCTTTGAAAGAATGGGTTCCCTTCTGCCAGACCGCACCAGTGGTGTGTACTGGCAATTAATGCTCCCCAATTTTTGGGGGGGATTAAATCTGTACATCGACGACGAAGTCGACAAGATGTACAGTAAGGTTCCAGATTTGACTCTGTCAATCATGGAATCCTACCTGCTCGAGGAGCCAATGGCACTCGAGAAGGTAAAGTTATTGTCCCAGTTACTGAGCAATAACTCCTACCGGGGCTTCAGACTCAACGAGAACGAAGTCCAGGCTATGACCTCTCATCTTGAGATGATCATTAAGAACCTCCCGACCATTTCATGGGGGGAGATTAAGCGTACCTACGACCCACCGGGTCAGAAGTCCGCGAAGGACCTTGCTGATATAGCCTATCAGGAAGGATGGCACGGGGAGCAGGACATCATTGATGAACTGCTTCGCCCGATTCTCTTCAAGGAGATTCTCCTTGGTAAAGAACGACCGTGTCCATTTAACACGATCAGGTTAAAGAGCCGATACGCCACTTTGTGGGACCGGTTCTACTGTGGTAAGTCCCAGATCTCCCTTCAGGATTTCCGGAAGGCCCTTAAGGCCCGCCCAATGGGCAACTTTTACAAAGTGGGTTATCCAGAGGAAATTCACTTTGTTAGCGACAGAGGGTACGTCTATAAGAGCGTACTCGACGACGCTTTGAACGGGATGCCGATATTGAGTATCGGCTACCC